CCTCAAAGTTAACCCTCTCAAGAGCACCAATGCCCCTTGTCCAAGGCTGCTCCTTCTCAGTAATAGTCAAGCCAGTAGCTGCAGAAGTAAATGACAGATAAGGATTAGAGGTCTTAGTAGCACCAACCTCACGTGCAAAAGCCAAGTTCAATGCTTCAGCCAGTGCATCGTAGAACTTCTTAGGAGTGGATACCATAGCAGAAGTTGCATGTACAGCAGCATCCTTGAAATACTGGTCCTCTTCACCCATGCCATAGAACTGCTTGAAGTTAATGCGCAACACATAGTCCTGACCTGGAACTACCTTGCCCTGGTTAACCTCAGTGTCCAAAGCTACCTTTACACTCTTGAGTGGCATTACCATTGCAGAAGCACTGATAATCTTTGCATAATCAAAATTCTTCAACTGAATCCTGTCACTCTTCAATACTGTGTCAGTACCTTTATAAAGGAAGTACAGCTCCTTGGTTGCACCCTCATCAATGGTTTTGAGGCCAATAGTACCAACATTTGAAGCGTCAGTTACAGTTGCGTTGTAGGCAGAGGCTACATAAAACTGCCTAACCTGATTTGTGTTGAAAACTGCCATATTAAAATCAAATTTAAGTTAAACATATCCTATGAGTATGGCTACCTCATAGGGGATTAATTATCACTATTATTACTAAGTCTGTTATATCCTTTGCTTTGAACTGCAAGTCCTACAGCAAGGTCAAGTATCTTCTGATGGAGTGATTCATGAAGCTCACATTCAGTAGCTACAGTCTCTCCGTTAATACTCAATCCGTCTGGCAGGTCTATCAGTACGATAGGCTTTATCTTCTTAAGGTATCTTACATAGTAGTCAAGCACAGTGTACTTACTTACTATTTCTATGACACCTTCTGAAAGGTCGAGCCTTAGTGCTCTTCTGTCATTAGGCCCTCTGAAAGGATTCTTCTTAAGCCTATGGTATTCATCTTGAGTAGCAGGAACTACCTCAATGGACTTTGTTCCACCACACTTCCATCCGTCAATGTCTATGGCTTCATAAGTAATGAACCACAGATCATCTGGCAGAGTGAAGAAAGTAGATGTGCTTTCCATGCCTATTGGAGTACCAACAGAGTTCTCTATTGGAAATATCCTTGCTTCCTCAACAAGGTTGGCAAGGTATCTTCTCATTTCCTCTGTTTCCTCAAAGCTACCTGCAATGTTGTTCCTTCCGTTATAGAGTGAAACTACAAGCTGCTCCTGTGCATTTGAGAGCCAAAGGGACTTCTCATACTCATCAAAGGCCAATGTCTGCTTGGTGGCTTCATCCCCATACTGAGGGCTGAAGGCATAGGAGTTGACCTGTGTATCAAAAGCATTACTGAATTGTTCAAGGTTCATGGCTAAATACTTTTAGTTATTCACTCCTCTGTCCTGCCTCAATAACAGCATTCACATTATCCTGACCAGTAGCAGTCCAAGCTATCTTTGCAAGCTCTACAGCTCTCTGGAGTATCTCCTCGTGTATCATAGGATCAAGCTCACATCCTGCTGTCTCTTGAGCACCAGTAACACCATCACCAGTAAAGCAGTAGCCATCAATGGTCAGACCATCAAGGGGGCCTAAGATGATTGGCTTTGGCTTCCTGAGATACCTCAGAGTATAGGCTGAGATGATGTCATTAGGACCAACTATCAAGTCTGACTTATTACCTCCGTCATTATTGATGAGTCTCCATGCCTGATACTTCAGAGGTCTCTTGAATGGCTTAGACATAAGTCTATCATATTCATCAAAGGAGATGGGGATGACAGTAAGTGGTACTGATATACCATCTCTGCTAACCTCAACCCTTTCATGGATTATAAGCCATACATTATCTGGGAATGCAGCACTCTTGGAATTTGTTCTTGGGTCAAAGAGGGCATTACCAAAGGTAGTTACCTTATTTACCTTGGTAATGGTTGAAAAGTCCATCTGCCTCTTTGGACTACCGTCAAAGCCTTCCTGAAGCTTATTGCTCTTCGGATTGAAGAGATTCTTCAGGTACTCATCCTGAGCCTTTGTAGCAAACAGACTCTTCTCATGGGTATTGAGCCCAGGAGCCTGATTAGATGTTATGTTGTTATAAAGCACATCAAATTGTACATCCCATTCTTCTGCATTCATAGTTACCTAATATTAATTGTTCTTCAACTTAGCCTCAAGAGAATATTTAAGCTCCTGACGCTTGACACTGCTGATATACTTGGCAGCATTGTTAAGGGTACTGTCTTCACCAATCTCACAGAGTGGAGCATTGTCACTTCTGAGGTAGTAAGCATCATTCTTCTTACCAATAAGACCAGCTTCCACACACCTTTTGATAAGAACCTTTGTAGGCAAAAGCTCATCCTTGACTGTGGTGAGGAATCTTCTTGGATCCTTCTGAATATAATCATTCACCTTGCCCTGCAGGAAGTCAAGCTTAGTCCTTGGAGCAAGTGGCCTTCCCTCAAGAAGCTCAATGACTACCCTTAATGTATCCACATCATCCTCAATCTTACCATACTCCATGTAGCACTTCTTGGTAGCATCCATCTTGCTGAGATTTGACTGAGCCTGTGCATTCTCTGAGATAATGACAAACTGATAGGTTGCCTTTGGTCTATCTTCAAGAGCCTGCAGGGATGGTGCTATCTCATTGCTATTGGCAAGCAGTATCTTATATTTAATGTAATCTTCTGGAATGCTCAAGTCAAGATAGTTATCCTGCTTATGAAGGATAACTCTACCTATACCATTAGGATTACTGTCATCCCAGAAGTTATCATGTTTTCTATAGATGTTCAAGGCATTGTATTCAAGGCCCATAGCCTTTTCAAGAAATGCCTTCTCATTATTGGTAAGGACGTTCTTATAAAGACCTGTTGATGCAATCCTTGGCACTACAAAGCTTCTTGTGGCATTCTCTGCCATTCTACCATACAGCAAATGCTTTGTATTCTGTACCATAGATGAAGGTCTTGGAACAAACCTTACAATTACTCTTTCATTCCTAAGACAGCTGATAGGTTCACCATAGTCTTTCTTAGACTCACTCTTAGGCTCCTTTTCATCTGTCTCCTTTACATTCTTCTCAATTACCTGCATTGGCATCTCTTCTATAGTATCGTCAATGATTATACCCTGCAGATTCTGTTCTTCTTCTTCTACTCTTTTACCTCTAGCCATTTTATCTTCTCCTATAATTAAAAAAGGCTAAGGGAGAAGCTCTTCTACTCCTCCCTTTGCCTGTTATTGTTTAGCCTGCAATCAAGGCAGGAATCAAGCTCATTGTCCTTGTTGGATCAAGAACACAGATACCAGTAGTGGTCATCTTGTGGATGGTTGCACTATCCTCATCATGTGATGCATAAGGATTACCCATCTGACCAGTGTAAGGATTCCTCAAGCCCCACTCATAAGAAGTGAAGTCACCATTCTGACCCTTAACAGCACACTTGAAGATGTTAGGCTGATCCATAGTACCAATATCAAAGATGTCATACCTATAAGAATAAGCTGGACCACCCATTGGATGCATCAGCTTATTGCGAACAGGATCATCATAGAATGGGTCTACCTCAACCTTAACCTTCACACCATTAGGAGCCAAGAACTCTACAAACTGGAAGCCTGCAGAGAGTGCATTCTCATGGAGTGGAGAGTTAGTCTTCTTAACCATGCCAACCTGATCACCATTAATCTGGAATGCTGACCAGCCGCTTACAGTGTCAAGAACTGCCTTGTGGAACTGGATAGCACCACGCTCACCAGTCCTGATGATGAAGGTACGCTCATTCATGCCCAGCTTAGCAGCTGACAACTCATACAGAGCATCCTCAATCAACTTCAGAGAGAAGGTGTTGTAAGTCATGGTGTTGCTTACTTCCATCTGCTCAAACAGACCAGCACCAGCCCTGATAACCTCACCACTCTTATCAAAGTTCAGGTATTCACCATTCCTGTTGCGAGTGCTTCTACCATAAGCCAGTACATTGTTCTTGTAGTCATTCCACTGCTGCTCCAACTCCCACTGTACCTCATGCATCCACATGTTTACAGTATCCTTCACATAGCGACCCTGAGTCTCCCTTGCTACAGGAATACCAAAGGCAACCTTGCGGTTAAGCATAGCACCAGAAACCTTGTGCTGAATCCTGATAGTAGTGAATTCATTACGCATGCTTACTGGAGAAGCAAACCTGATGTCACCAACCTTACGAGACAGTTCCCTTGCTACAGGAGCATACTCTACAGAGAACCTCTTACCAGGCAACAGCTCCTCAACAGGCATACCAGTAACAACACCACCATACATCTCAACACGGTAAACAGTGTTAGTACCTTCATTCCTGCCATCACCAATGATTCTTACAGGATAGATTTCATTGAGTTCTCCAACGATAACCTCACCATCTGCCCACCAATTCTCAGGGAATACCAAGTAGAAGTACTCACCATTGACACCTAAGTTGTTAGCATAATCTGCATCAACTACATTGCCATCTGCATCCCTTGCCTCTACCAGAGGAATATTCCTCTTTGAACTGCCGATGATATCCCATGTGTATTCATCATCTGAGTCAAACTCCTTTGTAGGGAACTTTGATAAGAAGGTATCAAGAGTCTTACCCCTGTACCATGCAAGCAGCTGAACCATCATGTTGGTAGCCTTCTGAGGTTGCATCTGGAAGATTGCTCCCAGATGGTTCAACTTTGAAGTACCCATCCAATGGTTGAAGGTCTGCATCTGAAATTTACCTAATTTTCCAGCCATTCAACTAAAAATTTAAACATTAAAAAATACTCTATTGTTGGATGTCTTAGAAGTCAAGTTTTAAACCCTTGCCTATAAATGATTCAGGATCATCTCTTACACCAGTAACCATGTTGAGATTTCCACTGGAAGTCTTTGAATTACTGAGGGTCTGCTCTAACTCCCTAAGACCTTTCTTTATTTCCTTCTTAACCTTACCTTTGGTAAATGACTCAAAGTCCTTGAAACCATTGGTAAGTGTGAATAAGAGACCTGTGTATTTGAGGAAATCACTCCTGTGTTCCATCTCATACTTTTGAAGTGCAGTAAGGTATTCTCCAGTTTCTGGGTCCTTGTAGACTGGCTTGGCAATATTCTCATAAGCTTTCTTACGAACATCATTGCTTAAGTCCATGTCTCCAAAGAGCTGCTTATCC